CTTTTACGACGGTTCTTCCGTCGCCAATCGCATGTTAGCTAAGCTGTTCTCTCTGAAGACGTCCGACGACCACACTGTCGTTAAACACCTCAAGTTGAAAGCTGCCGAGTTGGCTAACCAAGCCGGCGTCGCCGCCGACATTGGCCTTCTCGCTTCCCGTTATCCCCTTCCCTCAGATTTTCATGAAGAGCTCAGCAATACTCTACTTAAATACCCCCTGTTTACAACTGGAGGGTACAAACTTGTAGATAATTGCTGGACTCATCATCGCACCGATTATGAAGTTACCGCTTCCTACCATATCGACTTCTTATTGGGTAAACTTACACCCATGAGACGTTTTTATCATATGGTAGCGAGTATTACTCCTTCTATGGTCGCTGCTTGTGCTGGTATTACCGCTCTCGCGAGTGGTATTATCAGTATACTTCTGATGTATAGGCAAACTTTTACTGAGGAGCAAGCTAAATCAGAGTACAACGCTGGCGGCACATTCCAAGTGCGCCGCCGCAAACATGAAATCAAACCTGATACCTATGCCCGCTTGCAAGGTGCCGAGTTTGACTCCAACGAGTACCAAAGTATCATAAACAACCTGAGAGCGTACACTATTGCCGATAACAACGGTAAAGTGTATACTACTCTTGGTCTTGTGATACGAGGTCGTCTGATGGAGACCGTTGCTCACGGTATGTTCAGACCCGACGGTGCTAAGTTCCCGCCTGACGCGGAGGTTAACATTTACTCTACCGGTGCCCCTTTCAGGTGCGCCTATAGAGATTTGAAAATCGCCCGCGGAAAGCGTGACTATGCTGTCGCCCTCCTTCCCCCATCCATTCAATTTGGAAAGAAGATTGATTCGCGCATCCCCACGCGTGCCGACTTTGAAAAGTCTCTTCCTCGAGACAATTCATATATCGGTCGTCAGATGTTTTCTGGTACCCCCGTGCTTACTTCCATGTATGCCGGGGATATCCAGGAAGTTGAAGACGTCGATTTTCGTTCCAACTCCGGTGAAATTAAGACCGCTCACAGCCTCTTCCGCTTTGGTATTGAAACCAAGAAAGGAGACTGTGGCGGTGTTTACGTCACTGGAGACACCCACTTTGGACAAGGATGCCGCAACCTGATTGGTTTACACCAGTTAGGTATTGCGGGGTCCAGGGTTGCATTTTGTCTACCTCGCACCCGCGAGGACTTTGAGGAGTGCGCAAGCGCTCTTCTTGATGACAGCCCATCTGAGGAGGATACCCCGAATTATGTTCTTAACCCTACTGCTGAAGAGCAGAATGGTTTGTTCCGTGAACATAACATTCAGGGTGTCCTCCCCCCCCACCTCCGTCCTCATACTGTGACCGACACTGAGATTTGTTCTTCCCTTATCCAGAAGAGTCTCTTTGTTGATCCCGATATTTGGCCCGAGCCCAAGACCGCACCCGTCGTTCTTAAACGCTCTAAAGCTCACGATCCCTATGCTGCCGCTTTTGTGAAGGTGCAAACTACCAACACAATCTGGAAGCCAGAGATCGTCGAGTCCTATGAGCACGCTAAACAACGTGTCCGTTCCGATTTGGGAGCTCCGATACTGAAGAGACCACTCACTAACCATGAGACTATCAATGGTCTCCCTCAGTACGGAATTCTCCGAATCCCCCTCAACACTTCTTTGGGCTTCAGAGGTGAGACCTTTTCTCGTCTTAATTATAAAGACAGAAGAGATCTCTTCACTGTACGCTCGAAGACCCCTCAGTACATCCTTGACTGGGCCGAGGCACCCGCCCAAGGCACAGACGAGGATATATATCCTATCCCTGCACTGTATGACGAATGGGTGCGTGTTGAAACGCTTATGCGCAACAACATTTCCCCTTTTGTCGTATGGATTGATCAGGTGAAGGATGAGAGAAAAGCTAAAGAGAAGACCCTCAAAGGTCGTATCTTTTCCTTCCCTCCCATAGCCTTTGCCCTCATCACCCGCAAGTATTCTGCTATGATGGGCACCTTGATTGGTGACCAAAGTCGCAGAGTCCGAAACGGGTGGGCCTACAAAGTTAACCCTGACTCCAGTGAATGGGAACACTTGTGGAGTATCCTCCGCCAGTTTCCCGATTTTGTCACTGGAGATATGGGCAACTTTGATGCCCTCACTCCCGCCCAACTCAATGTCATCGCTAGAGAACTGCACTCTGAGATCTTTGACGACTTCTTAGATGAGGGTTCTCGAAACGCTGTTCGTATCAGCATCGAAACCCACATTCACGCGGTACGTCTAGGTCCCGGAGGGATTCTTTACATGCCATGGTTCGGAGGCC